GTACTGCCAGTGGTCCCCTGACTGCCAGTTGTACCCTGACTGCCGGTACTGCCAGTTGTACCCTGACTGCCGGTACTGCCAGTTGTTCCCTGACTGCCAGTGGCCCCCTGACTTCCAGTAATGCCCTGACTGCCTGTGCTACCAGTTGTTCCCTGACTGCCAGTGGCCCCCTGACTTCCAGTAATGCCCTGACTACCAGTACTGCCAGTGGTCCCCTGACTGCCAGTTGTACCCTGACTGCCTGTGCTACCAGTTGTTCCCTGACTGCCGGTACTGCCAGTTGTTCCCTGACTGCCAGTGGCCCCCTGACTGCCAGTTGTACCCTGACTGCCGGTACTGCCAGTTGTACCCTGACTGCCGGTACTGCCAGTTGTTCCCTGACTGCCAGTGGCCCCCTGACTTCCAGTAATCCCCTGACTGCCTGTGCTACCAGTTGTTCCCTGACTGCCAGTTGTGCCCTGGCTTCCAATAATTCCAGTCGTTCCTTGACTACCAATAGTTCCTTGAATACCTTGAATTCCTTGTCTTCCTTGTAATCCCTGAGCGCCCTGTATGCCAGTAAATCCTTGAGCCCCAGGAATACCAGGAGTACCAGCATTATCAACAATATTTAGAGTATAATTACCAGAAGTAACAATATCTATATTATTTTGATTACTAGGAACACTTGTATCTATTGTTAGATAATATATTGGTGGATTTGTAACTTGTACGGTATAATTACTCATATATTAGCACACCAGATTATTGTTAGTTTGACTATATCTTTTAATAATAGTAATATCTCCATATAAAATTCTGGTAGTTAATTTACCACCAGATAAATAAAAATCATTAGGAGAGGTTAGCTCTAAATCATATTTTGCAGTTGTGAAGTCATAGGTATTGCTAGTATCGGCCGATAATAAAAATGTTAATTTCCCATTTGGTCCATCAATATCAAAGCTATATATTGAATTATCTGCTCCTTCTGATGGATAGTCATATAATGTACCATCATTGGCCTTTAAAAGCATACGGGCGCACCAGTCTGTTAAATCAACAACCTCCTCATTGGCATCTTTATAAACAATAGTTAGGGTAAAAGATGAACCCTGCTCTATAGAAAAATCATATCTTGCTGCTGACATATTATGTTCCTGATATAGATTTTAGCGGTGTTATACTAATATATACACTAAGATTAACATCTATATGTTTATAGCATATATCATACAAATCCAAAAAAAAAGGCCAGCGCTTTCGCGCCAGCCTCTCTTTTTAGCCTTATTGATCTCTAGATCAGAGAGCGCCAAGGAGTACTCTACGATTGTCAAGCACAGCAAAGCCCTGCTCGGCCCAACCATAGAAGCCAGCCCTCTTCTGACGATGAAGAGTATCGTCTTCAAAGATTTGAACTTCTTGACGAACTGGCATAATGAAACTGTCTCTCTTGCGAAGATCAAGACCAACAACTAGTTCAGCCTTGCTTCCTGGTAGACTACCACCAAGAACATTGCTATAGAATAGTTGATATTGCTGACCCTCACCAAGCTCATCACGATCATGGAGATTAACACCAAATACGCGGTTGACACTACCATCAGCAGCTGTGTAGATCTCACGACGAGTTACTTCGTCAATCTGATCTAGACCCCAGTTGCGAATATCTTCCATAGCTTCTGGTGAGATGTAAAGATCGGTTAGCATACCACGATTATTGCTAGCCGAGTTACCACCACCATTACGACGCATAACGGTCTTCATAAGAGAAACTAGTCTCTTGCTGAATAGACCAGCACTGGCATCACTATCATAGACTACGATGTTGCGATCAACACCAGCAGCAAGTAGTGTATTCCAGCCATCGTCATTCATCTTCTTAACAAACTGAGCTTCTAGTACTTCCATAGCACGACCAACAACGTCCCAACGGGCATCACGGGCATACTTTAGAAGATAGTCAATACTGGCTCCGATGTCATAGGTTGGAACCATAACATAGTCGCCTTCAACATGCTTCTGTGGAATATAGCCATGGTTTGGAATGGTATAAGCCACAAAGTCTTTCTCTGTACCAGGAGCTAAGAAATCTAGTGGGAACTCTGGAGTAGCACTTTGGGCCAATGCGATTGGCTCAAAAATGTTATCTAGGATGTTGCCACTTAAAACACCTTGACGCAAAGGAAGTTCTAGTGCCTTAGCAAATTCATGGTTTGCGGCAAGAGCCTCCTCTTTGTGTAATGAGCCAGAGCGGACAAGAAGGTCTGTTAACTCTGGGGTTGCTTCAAACTTTTTATTGGCCATATTTTTCTCCCTTATCATGATAGATTAATGTCAACTTTTGCGTAACCGTCAGCATCTTTGGAGCTAAGGAATGTACCTACTTTAACACTGTTGGTTGAAACAGTGGTTAGGTAGCCGCTAGCACCAACATAAGCACCAGAACCAACGCCTGGAGTAACGCCAGCAACAAGTAGATTTGTTGTGACCTGACCCTGACGTAGTAATGCTACTTTACTGCCGGTTTGTACTTCATCTTTATGCCAATTGATATGCTGTCTTGTTAGATCAAGACTAACAACATCATTGAGTAACAAACCTGCTGGAACCTTACCTGATTGGCTAGCGGCATATGTTACTACGGCATTTGAATCGTCCATAGCAACGCCACTACCAAGGGTATCAAACACCATGATACCACCACGCTCTGCACTGGCATCATTGCAGAAAAATGAAATATCTGTGTATGCTTCAACGCGATCTGATTTTAAAGCCATTTTTACTCTCCCTTATTAAGTTTTTTACCGAGTCTAATACAAACAAAATCAACTAATGCAGCTCTTGTATTTTGAATCTCTGAATCTTGAGTATCGCTGGCGATACTTAGATCAACAGACTCTTCAACTTCGGCTGTTTCAAGAATAGAAGCATCAGCTTCGGTTGAAGCTTTTTTCTTCATTTGTTCATCTAGCTGTTCCTTATCTGTTTCATCTACTTCATTTGTCTCTTCTTCAACTTTGGCAGTCTTTTTAGAAGCAACTAAAGAAGTTACAGAAGCAAACATGTCATCGTCTAGATTTTCAAATTTATCTACAGTAGCTTCGGCTGTTTCGCTGTCAATACCACTTTCAATTAAAGAGGCCATTCTTTTCATTTTCTTCTCTTTTTTGGCCATCTCTTCTTCTTTCATTTTATAGCCAGCCAAAGCCTCATTAGCAGCATCAAGTTCAGCCTTGAGACTAGCGCATTCAGCGTCTTTATCTGCAAGCTTTTGTGCCGCTTCTTCTTTCTCAAGCTTAAGAGCTTCTAGCTCCGCATGAGCGTTAAGTAGAGCTTCGGTGTTATCAACAACCGTAGTTGTCTCAACGGTTTCTGTTGCAACTGTCTCAACAACCTGCTCTACCATTTCTGGTGATTCGTCAGTCATAATTGTCTCCTTTAAATTGGCTTGATTTGAAAATACACCTACTTTTTCGGAATCGTCGTTTTTTTCGTCAATATTTTGAGCAGAAGCGACTTGTTTGTCAAAGTGTAAATTATCTTTTGTGAAAATTATACTTTCTGGATTAGCAGGTCTATTAACAAATCCCTTACCGGAAAAGGTAATTTGCCTTAATACTCTACCAATCTTATAGTCTTGATGTTCGCCTTGTCCACCATATGCTCTTAAGTGTTTTGTTAAAAAAGCAGTATCTTCATTTCGTGCTAAAACATGAAATTCGCCATTGCTTTTATTTGTTAACCCATAATCAAATCCCTTAAAGAAACACTCCATACTAACATACTTATTTCCATCTTCTATTTCTGCTATAAGTTTTTCGGCTCTTTCTTTTAGATCTGGTTCAGTATATCCTTTATAAATAACAGAACCTGTTAAAATATGAAATTTTTCTGGTAATTGATCTTCTGAAGTATTATCGTCTATAAGTTCACCATCTTCATTAATTGGCCAGTTAGATGTAATGTGGCCAACAATTAAACTTTCATCATGCTCAAGATTGGTTGGCTTGTGCATTGGTGTGCTTTTGGCCATCCATACTTCTTTTGGGTCAAAAATATCATCGTTCTTATTCCATGATGTTGTCACTAAAATAGACTGTGTGTAATATAGATCGGAATCTTCTATTCCAGCTAAAGCCTGATTTTCTTTTATCCTTTTTTTGGGTTCTACTGATTCTGACTTCTCTGCTAAAGAAGCATAAACAATAGAAGATTTTGCAGAAAGGACTTCAGTTAATCCGGCATCTATTTCGGCTTGATAAATATGCATAGTTATACTCTCAATTTAGGTTAATCTATTCGGTGCAATACACCGTTTGATAAAAATACGCTTTGGTATAACGAACTTCTTCGGCCGTGGGGGATCGGCCGATTTCTCCATGTATACTTTTAATTAATTTTTGATATTCGCTAATCTTAATATTAATATCAATACTATTAACAGTATTGAGTTTTGCCAAAACTACTTCTTCGGTGATTGTAGTAAATGGCTCTAATGATAAAAAGATTTTCGTTTTTGTAGCTTCTGCTTCATCATATTCTACGTTAGAAAGACTTCGCATATTTTTTTTATTGTAAAATTCTAATAGCTGTGGATTTAGGATATGAGAAATTTTATCCTGTGCATCTAAAGCCCACAACTGTAATGTCGCACCTGTTTGGGGAGCAAATTGTTTAGTCTTTCTTTTAGTAGAATCTTTAACATTTTTTGGTCTGCCTTGTCCTGGCTGACCTGATGGTTGTGTAGATAAATTATTGGCTGGTCCCGGTGACGAAGGCACTGATGGCGTTTTCATATCTAACAAACTAGTCTCACTTGGTCTTTTTCTAGCAAGCTCTAGTCCAACTTGACTAGGAGTAGCCTGACCAGTTTGTAGCGCAATCTTCTTTAAAGAATCTTCTAGTTGTGGATTATACCATGGGCCAGCCTTTTGAATCATTCTTTCATTTTCTCTTTCTCTATTCTCTCTATTAAGTCTATTCTTTTCAATATCTGGATCAAAGCCAAATATTCTCTGAACTAGTTCATCGCTTACAATGTTTCTATCAGCTAGCTGTACTAATAATGCCTTTTCAGCATCTTCATTGCTTAGATCCATTCTATCAAACTCTACCTTAGCTGGTAGTCTAAATCCCATAGCCTTTTGAACCATGGCAATTTCTTGTTTCCAAAATGCTAGTAAAACTTTACGACCATACTGTAGTCTTTGTGTTAATGTTTTAAGACTAATGAAATTATTAGTTGTGCCAGAAGCACCAAATGTACCAGTAAGTGTTGGAGGAATACCAAGACCAGCATAGATAGCATTTAAATGAGGAGTATATTTAGCTTCACCAAGAAATTGATGAACAGCAGTTTTACTTTCAATTAACTCAATATCTGGCCCCCAAACAAGATCCATTGTGCCGCCGCCAACATTACCTTGTAAAATTTGACTAAGCTTTGCAGCGGCAGCTTGTGTTGGAGCAATCTTATGCTCTAAACTACCAAGCTTAAAGATACGAATATTACTAATCGCACCATCTAAAGCTGCTAAATCTGCTAGTTTAAGTTTTTCAACAATACTAATATCATCCATAATACTATAGATCATTGGAAAAGCCCATGTCTTCCAATCGTCTTTTTTATAGTGGAATACTAGAGTCTTGTCTGGGTTTAAAAGGTATGCACTCTTTGATTTAGCTGCTTCAATAATTTGCTCTGGAAGTTGAGCGACAATTTCCTGCTCACCGTCATTTTTAGGAGCATTAATTAATTTACGCAAGCTAGCTGGAATCGTAATAGAATAACTTTTATTTTGAACAAATGATGATAATGAATCTCCTACAATGTCTACACAGCGAGGATCAATAAAAGTATATCTCCAAGGAATTTCTCTTTTTTCTACTTTAATCTCATCACTATTAATAATTAGATCTGGACTAGCAACACTCTTATAAAGATTATCAGCAACTTTAACACTAATCTTAGCTGTTTGACGATTAATAACAACATTACCAACGCGATAAAGATTATTTAAAAATCTTTCACTGCGTTCTTCACCTCTAACTTTCTCAAACCAATTACGATAAAATTTTTCTATTCTTTTATTTGGATGAACTAGTCTAATACCTTGACTAGCAAAATCGCCCATAAGATCAATAACATTCTTAACTAAACCAACACGATTATAGATATTATCCGCTAAAGCAAAAATAGCCTTAATTTCAGTTGGGATAGCTTCGTCTGGACGAAAATAATCATAGTCTTGTTTTGTTAGTCCTGGGCGACCAGAAACTGGCCCATCCAAGTTCATGAAATTACGAAAACGACTAGTTGCGGCGGTACTTTTGTTCGCTATGCCATATTCGTCTAAACCTTTAGACGATTCATTTAGCGCTTTTTCCTTACTGGCCAAATCATTCTCATCCCATGTAACATATGCATTTTCAGGCATCATAGCTGGTGCTTGTTCAATAGCTTCACTCTTCGGATATTTTTTTCTTGGCATAATAGTTTTATAATAGTGATTGTAATGGGTTTATGTAAATATACACAAATTATCTATAAATACCCGTATATATATTAGCATTTGCTTCGCTAGTAAACCAGTTTGGTCCTCTATACATTTGACCATCTTTTTTATCTACTCTACTAAGATCATTTCCAATAACCTCATAATTAACAGACTGTAAAGTTCTACTCATTTGTCTAGCTAGCATATTAGCAATAATAAGCGCACTATAACGGTCTTTTCTTAA